GCCTCGTCATGTACGTATATACCCCTTCAAATTTTTTTATTGAATATTTGCCATTATCTTAGACAATGACTCTGCACGTTTAGTTGTTTGTTTAGCCCAGTTAGAATTAAGCATTTCTGAACTAGCTAAATTATACTCACCATTATTAATATGTTTTAGAGTCTTCTTAAACTTAGAAGTACCATTGTAGCCTAGTTGGAATACCATCTCTGTCACTACACCTAATACTTCAGGTGGGTGATTGTTTCCTATAAGCTCCATAGCACCAGACATAGCATTTTTAAAATCGTCCTCAAACATCATGTCTATCTCTTCTTGTGTATAAGAATCCTTGACTTCTCCGTATATTCTATGACCATGACCGACTGTAAAGAAGTCTTCTTTAATACCATTGTATTCTAATTGATATGGTACTAACTCTCCTTTACCACCCCTGCTCTCATGCTTCTTAATACGTTCTGCTACAAGTAGCATGTGTTCAGTTTGTCTTTCACTCATATTATATCCAACTATCCTTATGTGGTTGTCTTCCGATTGTACTTTCCATAAAGCGTTCCAATTCTCTGTCCAATAGGTCTTCTTTGTGTTGATTATAGGATAGGATTTGGTCTCTGTCCATACGTTCAACCCAAGCATTAGCGGCAATAGCCAAAGCATCAATCTGGTCATCATGTCGTAAAGCTCCTTTGTCTCTAGTTATCCTAGTCATCTGTCTAAACAACTGGTGATTAGGTTCTAATTTAAAGTCTTCTTTTATTAACAAATCGTCTACTACGAGCCTATGACCATTCATAATTGGCTCTAAAGTATCTATGATACGCTTTTCTTTTTGTATATTGTGTCTAACTTCTTCTACTTCACATGGGTGTATCTTAGCCATTATAGGTTTCAACAATGCTGTAGCCATACCGTCACCAAAGTTAGACTCTATGACAACGTGGTTTACATCATTTTTCTTAGCTATCTGAGACAATCTATGAAGAGTATCATCAGAATAACCACCATCTAACGAGCCTATACTCGTCAAATAAAGCACTCCATGTAGCATTTTAAGCACCGCATACGCTGTTTTGTCTTCTCCACGACCTGAAGGGTCTATAGACATTATAGTGCCTTCAAATGGTGTAAATTCTTTAGACATAAACAATGGTGCTACATAATAGTCACCTTTGAGTCCCACATTGGGTAACTCAGGGTCTATAGCTTTCATTTGTTCAGGAGAACTAGCCCACTGTATTTTAGCAGGAGCTTCTTTCCACGTGGAACAACCTGAAGCTACAATTAAATCGTTTAATTTTAAAGGGTATCTATTAGCATCAGACATTGTAGTATCTAACATAAACTGTAGGTTAAATCCACTACGTCCATAAGAACTAAGTCTTTCTAATAGGTCTACATCATCAAATCTTTTAGGGTCTGTAGGTTTACCTTCTTTGTCATTAATGTCCGCTATAATAGGTGCTAGTTTGTGACCATAGCCTATCTTTTGTACTTTATTAGGGTACAATGCTGTCCATATCTTTGTTTTAAACCCACGTTCTTCTAAGCTATTATACAAAGACATTTCTGTCTGTGGTGTACCTAGAAATATAATACGTCCTACTTCTGGTTTTATAATAGCATCAAACTCTTTTACGGTCTCACTTAATCTATCACGCATGAGTTGTGTTTGTGAGTTATTAGCTGACTCTACGTCATCAGCAATAATTAAGTCTGCACGTGAACCTGTAAGTTGACCTGTAATACCCATAGACTTAACACTTGGTGCATGTGATGCTAACGCAGGTGCTACGTCAAAGCTAACCTTAGAATGTCTTTGGTTGTCTTTAGGTACTAGATGTTTTAATATTGGCATCTCAGCGATTAAACGCTGTGTAAATGTACTGAAATCATCAGCCCTACTTTTAGATGCAGATACAACTAATATGTTACGTTGAGGATTTAGAAGTAATTGATGGCAGACAAATGCTGAAGTAATCCATGATTTACCTACACCTCTAAAGGCTTCTATAACTAATCTCTTGTCATTTGACTGTAAATAATCAGCTATATCGTACTGTATAGGTGTTGGTTCTGGTAAATTTAAGTGTTTCCAACACAAATACAAAAAATTTTTAAAATTCTTTATTCGTTTATCCATCTGTATCAAACGGTACACTATCTAAAATGTTTTCAGGTTTTTTGTTAAGATTATCTGTACTATAAGTTTTACAGACCTCTAAACATACCTTCATTTCTGAAGCAGTTAGCTCTTCCCCTGATTTTAATTTTGTATATGCGTGTTTGACCAATAATTCTGGTAATTCTTTAACAATATCATCAATATTAACGACCTTGTCCTCTGTACTTTTTTCTGCTGAATGATTTGTTTGGTCTTTTTGCATGTCTTCCTTTTCTCTTCTTAGGTTTTTCTCTAATTGTAATTTCTTTGAAATTTATTCTAGCCATGATTAAGGGGTGTGATATTCCATGAGCCTAAACTCATGTTGATTTTTAATTTGTCGTTCTAATTCGTCTTTTTCTTCTTTTAGTTTTTTAATCTCTTTTTTTAATTCTTTAATTTCTTCGTCTTTATTTGGTTCTATCCAGTCGTCAAGACTTATCGCCATATAACTCCTTAGTTAGATAATATTAACTTTTTAATAGATTTACTGCCGTCTATGTTTAACTCAAGCTCTGCCTCTGACCGTATGCACTGGTATTTGACATTACTATTAAGTTTTAAACTTCTTTTAGCAATACGTGACCCTTTGAGACACTCAGACATTGATGTTTGTATTCTTGCTTCCTTAATCTCTCCGTTGATTATCATAAGCAGGGCTACTACCATCTCTGTCATTAATGTGCTCCGTTTCCGTTTGCTCTAACTTTATCTTTTAAATCTTCAATATCAGCTAATGCTTTGTCTAATTGTACTCTTAAAAACTCAATGTTTACTTTATTGGTCATATTCATTTCTTGAGTCTCTTCCATTTTCTCTACGGACTTGTACAAATCCTCAATTAAAAAATGTTGCTCTTGGTCTGTAGGGACTTGCTCAGATTTTTTAACAAATCGTTTTCAAACAACTCTCTTGATGTCTCAAGTGAAGTCAGCCTAGCTGTTACTTCTGTGTAACCAAATACACCCATTGCTACAGCTATAACAATACCAATCATGTTTTTAATTGGCATTGAAACGGCTGTGTTTTCAGATACTTTCATAAATTACTTCTTAACTAATGAACCACCAAAGTATAAACCTATAATAGCTGACACTAAGTTTGTGTCTAATGGTGTGATAACCAAACTATTAGACGACAATGTAACCCATTTCATTATTTCTTTTTCAGGAATAAAGAAAAATGCAGGTTTAAATTCTAAATAACCTACAATTACACTTGTGTCTGGTTGTAATATTGGCATTAATTTTGGTAATAATACTATTGCAAAGACCGCAGTTAAAGCTATAATTCTTCTAGTCCACTGAAAACCTTTGTTATCATATTCTCTAGCTTCCTTAAAACCTTGTTGTTGTACTTCCGCTCTTTGTATTAGCATTTTTTGCTCGGCTTGTTTAGCCTTGATGCTTTGTGACCATATACTCATAACTCCACCTAATACGGTAGAGCCAAGCATAGTTATCATTTCAAATGGCATGTGTTATACTTCCTCTCCAAATTTTATACATTGCATACTTATGTATATGTTTCTTCTAATAAACTCGTCATTGACGGCTTGTCCTATTTCTTGTGATACTTGTACGCATTGCTCGTAAGTATCATAATTTTGTCTAGTAGGTAAATCGCCTACCATACATAAATTTTGTCCATTAACTGCTAAAACGCAGAGTAATGCTGTAATTTTAAACATTAAGTTTCACCTTTACTTTATATTTAGTACACCAATAATGGTTGCTACTATTGTTCCTAAGAAAACTAAAACTTTTACCATTCCTTTTCCAGTAGAAACGTCTGTTCGTAAAGATTTAACTTCTCTTTTTAATTCATTTATACTATCTTGTATTGTCTTCATTCTCTCTGCACATAACTTTTCGTGTGAAGAAAGTCTTACTCCTGCTGATATTTCAGAAAACTCTTTTGGAGTTAGCTTTTTTCTAGCCATTAGTATTGTAGGCTAACGCCTCTTATTCTAGCTGATTTTGAAACAGATTGATTAGCAAATAATATTTTATATTTTAATTGTGTACCTGCTGTTACTGATAAATCATTAATTTTACACATTTTAATACCAGTTGCAAAATCTGGCATTGCAACAAGTGTAGCTGTTGTAAAGTTTGAACCATTATCTGCTGATAATTGTAAAATAATATCTGTATTTAATGCGTTTGTTCCTGCAAAATCTTGATAAGTAATAATTGCTCCCATCTTATTTGTTGATGATGAAGCTGTAATTGCATTAGAAATAAAATTACCAGTAGCATTTGCTGTAAAAGTATATGGTGTAATAACTATTTTACCATGTCCACCATGAGCTTGATTTCCACCAACACCAATTCCAGATGTGTAAAGTGAATGAGATGTTTGAGGAGGTAATTTATCTCCTGTCATATTTGTGTGTGTAGAGCCAGTTGTAACTCCATTTGATACTGAAGAATGTCCAATATATCCAGAGCCACCCCCAGAACCAGAGCCACCATTTCCACCAGTATGTGAGCCACCCCCACCCCCATAATATCCACCACCTGCCGCACCACTCATGTGTGCAGAATTTCCACCTTGTAAGGCAGAACCATCTGTAGCTTCATTGGCATAACCAGAACCATGATTTCCTTTAACACCACCTGCTGATTGAGTACCACCTTTTCCATTTCCTCCTGCGGTGTGTCCTGAAACAGAATTTAATCCACCATCTTGTCCAACATTTCCACCACCATTACCAGAGTAGTCAACATTTTGTGGAGAGATACCACCATTAGCACCTGCACCTCCACCTGCTATTAAAACTGAATTTCCATGTGCAACAGAGGTTAAAAATAATCCAGAGTAGCCTCCACCGCCGCCACCAATTCCTCCATGTGACGATACTCTTGAACGACCACCACCACCATAAGCGTATGAGCCATTTCCACCAACAACATCAGTAGCTTCTCCTCTACCACCTACAACTAATTTGTAAGTTGGTGTTCCAGTAATTGTAACTGTTCCAGAAGTAAATCCTCCTGCACCACCAGTTACATTGTGTCTACCGCCACCACCATGTGATGAATAGTTATATCCTGCCGCACCACCTGCACCCCACATAACAACGTCCATTTTAGATTTACCAGATGGAGTGTATGTTTGGTCTGAACCTGTATAAGAAAATGTTACTGCACTATCAGCAGTTTCAGTAGAAGATGATACATATTCATCTGTATGTCTACCTGCGTTAGTATTTGAGGCTATTCCTGTGCTATCTTGAAATACATCTACATACATTGAGTTAGTATTGTAAGCTGATTTGTTTTCGTTAGATGCTTGTCTTAAAGCAAGAGTAGAAATATCATTTACAAGTTTATTATCGTCAAATGATTGTGCGTGTTGAGATACGTTAGATGCCGCTATTCTTGCGTCTGCAAACGTGCCGCTTCCAATACGACTTGCATCAAAGTTACCTGTAGTAATTTTACTTGCATCTAGGTTTGGAATTTCTGCCGCATCTAGGTCTATTGCTCTATTTGCTACTTTAATTATCGCCATCTATTTGTTTCCTTTTAATTATTATAATACTATTGTATCTGCTTCTTCTTGTGTCAGAGCTTCCCCTGCTACAAGTTTAGCTTTAGCACTAGCTTTAAGATTTGCTTTTTCTGTTCTAGCATTTTCAATAGTTGTTCTTTCTTCTTCAGAAGTAGCAACATCAGCTTCATGTTGAGCTAATTCTTCAGCAGTTAAATCTACTATTGTTTCTTCGCCAGTAGCACAATTAATTATTACTT